GAGAGAATAGCCGTAGGGGGCAAGGCATTGAATAACTGACACAACAACAAATATGGGATACCTAAATATTTCGGACGCTGATCTCAAAAAATCGGCGACCACTTTCCAAAAAGAGCTGCTGATCACGCCGGTCATCTCGTGCAGTGAAACATTGCAACACTTCACAGGCCGCCCGGGCGTTGCAGGGCGCGAAGTGATCGGGCAGTTGACCGGAAACATTGAACTCGGTCCGTACAACGCGACACGAGTTGACGACACGGGCGTGAAAATCACCCCCCGTGTTCTGGAAACTTATCTTGGATCAGTCGTGAAGAGATTTGATCAGAACGAAGCAGCTAAAACGGTTTGGGGGGAGGCGTTCGCACAAGGTGAAGAATTGACCAAAGCCGCATTGGTTTTGCAGGTGCTGATTTACTTATCGGCACAACTTGGAAAGAATCTCGACGCCGCTCTTTGGACGGCGGAGCGGAACGATTCGGGAGACAAAACCAAAGACCTATTCGACGGCTTTGATACAATTACGAAAAAAGAAATTGACGCGACTAGCATTTCAACCGCGCAAGGGAATCTCCACGAATTTACAGAAGCATTTTCCAGCACGAACACAGTCGACAAGTTGATGGACTTCTACCAAGCGGCGGCACCGGAACTGCAGGCTGTTGAGACGAAGTTGTATATTCCTTATTCTGTATATAACCACTACAATCGCGATTACGCCACCCGTTTTGGTTCAACGCCCTACAACCATGAGTACTCGAAAACATTTCTCGAGGGAACTCAAAACTTGTGCGAACTCGTTCCTTTGGCGTCCAAAAAGGGATCGGAATACGTGCACTTGTCCACGAAGAAAAATATGCTTTACGGATATGGCGCCGGAATGGCTGATGAGAATATCGCAATCGAGAAATACCACGAGTTCCTGATCTCCTTTGTGGCGACCATGTATTTCGGCGTGCAGTTCGAAACCATCTCAAAAGAAAGCCTCTTTGTGGGTAAAATCCACGCTTAACACTAAAACGATAAGACCATGCCAAACAAATGCAACGGTTTGCCCACCCTCACAGAGAGTCTCACCCACTGCCAAGGCAGTCGAGTGCAGCCGGGCTTGAGAAATCACATGTATTATATCGCAAAGCGAGACATCGTCAAGTGGCCCAAGCGTCTCAATATTTCAGATAGCGGCGCTACCATGGAAAAACTCGCAACGCTCAATGGAGATTTCGTGCTGAAAGCCGATAAGAAGTGGAAACGAATTGACCTGATCGACAGCAAGGGACAAATGGAGTCTGATCTTACAGGAGAATATCCGTCGAAGCTCTATGAGAACAAAGCCACTTTGACCTTTCCCGGAATTGAGGAGGACGTCACCGGCTTTTGCCAACTGGCAGCTGAAGATCACTTTGTGTTTATCATCGTTCAGCGAAATGGCAAATGCCGACTGCTGGGTTCGGAAATGTATGACACAGAGGTAAAACCCAAGTTGTCAACAGGCGAGGGCTATTCCGGCGGCGGGACGGTGATCGAAATCACTTCACGAGATATTTCCCCCGCACCGTTTTACGCCGGTAAAATAGAAGTGGACGAGGGCAATATTTCGGGAGCCAACGATGACGTAACTACAGCCGTAGCAAGCGGAAGCCATGGATAAAGCATTCACACAGGACATCGCCGACTGGTTAGAAACCCCACGCGAAGAACGCGACGTGAGAAAAGGGGCTGAACTGCTTTTGCGCATCAATGGCAACCGACATATTTACCAACTGGCAATGATACGCCCGGAAACGGCACACGACCATGTGGAAGCCGACCTAAAGAAATTCCTACGAATTCGGCTGGACGGCCACACCATGGAGAGCGTTCGCCAAATGGATAGCGAGTTGATTCCGAAAGTGCAGAACATCATCACGACACGACAAGACGAAAGTGAAGACGCACCGGAAGAGACAGATGACACAGCACCGGCACATCGCGGAAAGCGCAGCGACCACAACGAACTACCTGAAGAAATTCGGGCTATCTATGAACGCGGTGGTGAACTCTTCGAGAAGATCAAGCAAATCTTTACAGAATTGCAGCAGATGGAGAACGCCCCGGCTTGTGATCGCTACGAAAAGCTTAAGGTGCTAAAGCCGCTTGTGAAAGAATACACCGACGGCTGGGAACGTTATGACAACTATAATTCCGATATGTCGCAAGAAGAAGCGGTGGAAGCGGTCGATGAAGCGCCGGAGCCCGGCAACGAAGCCAAACGAGTGGCAGCGGCAAGGAAGTTCATTTCAACACACGTAGCTAAACTCGAAACACTGCTACAGGCAGAAACAATCGACGAGGCAGAGGTTGAAAATGAACGCCGGCAAATCGCTGAGAGAATGGCATTCATCGCAGAAACAGGTGGAAGTTTCAAACCCGATTTCGCCCAACGAATACACGCCTTAGGAGTGGACATTGAACCCACTACTGAAGGCGAACAATAAAACGATTTTTTTGTTTAGGTTGACGGGGCGGACGTTGAGAGAATGTTCGCCCCGTTTCTTCTAACAAACAAACTCATGCACACAACAGAAAACAAACCAACAATACACGACCCGAGAGAGGAACCGACACAGTTCTTCATCACAGACAGGTTGCAACTGGGAGAGATCATCGAGCAATTGACAGAATTCACGGGGAAAGCCGATTTGCAGATCATGTCTTTTTCGGTGGGAGAGGAATTCGTGAGAAAAATCCACACGCTCAAAAAGAAAGGGAGGATCAAACACGCCGAACTCTTTTTTGATTTCAAAGCCGCAGAAAAGACAGCACGAACAAATACACTCACAACAACCGTTTTTGACCGAGTCTGCTATTGTGCCAATCATGCAAAAGTGGTCGTCGTGGACGGCGAAGAACAAACTTGCACCATCGTCACATCGCAAAACGGGACGAGAGGCACAAGAAACGAGGTCTATTTCATTACAAACAAGGGGGAAATTGCAGAATATGTGCGAAGAAAATTGGAAAAACTCCGAGCTTATCGGATCAATACTGGAGATTGACTACGAACTCTTCGAGCGCTTGGTTCGCGCACTCACACCCATCGCGGATATTGCAGTGCTCATGGACGTGGACGAGGCCATATTGCGTGATAACATCGAGGATCCGAATACGCCCGTGTCCAAAGCATTTCGACGCATCAGAGCGCAAACCGCGCTTGAAATCCGAGAAAGGAACATCGAATACATGGAAGCGGGATCACCGAGCGCGACAGAAAAGGTTTCGGAATTCCTCAAACAGGCCTTTCTTGATCTATGAATTTGGCACTGATCGAAACCGCACAGAAATTTCTCTTTGCAGATGAGAAAGAAATGCAGGAGGCGGGACTTTCGCAGGCCACGCGGGGAAGAATGATCAGGCTAAGGGATATTTACAACCACTGGCTGGCTCATCCGAGATTACTAGACAAGGATATCGTCGTTGAGATCATTCGAAGGTATCGCATCGGAAAGTCCATGGCATACGAAGATCTCAAGATCATCAAGTTCTGTTTGGGCGCGATGAATCAGAGCACCGTGGACTTTGAGCGCTGGCAATTTCGACAAAGATTGGACGAGGCTTGGAATACGGCACGCATCAACGGAGACGCACGCGCCATGGCGCAACTCGTCAATGCACAGGGAAAGTTTATGCGACTGGACAAAGACGAAGCGACGGCACCCGACTACTCAACGATTACACCTCCTTTCTTGGAAATTACAGGCGACGTTTCGGTGGTAGGTTTCGATCCGATTGCAGACGTGGACAAGCTGGTGAAAAAATTGACAGCACGATACATCAAGGCTGAAGCACACGACGTGGAATTTGAAGACATCGAAAACGAGACCGACACATGAGAAGATTCTTATATCGCGTCGAAGCGATTACAGCCGCAGCCGTCAAGACGACCAATGTGGCGGTGGCACCCGACGGGCACAGAGCCATGTTCGTGGGACGGGCGCCGAACGCCGAAGAGTGGTGCTTGACCAATATCGCAGAGGCCGACACGACAGAAAGTGTCGAAGACGGCCTAAGGCTTTACACGACTAAAATCACAGTGACGACCCACCGCCACACCCCGCTCACAACAACGGCGGCACTGCTACTCACAGACGCAGAGGGGACACGCTGGTTAGTGGGTGGGAAGGGACCGACCGACCCGCTCTTCACCACAGAGCAGCACCACCCCGGTGAATTCAATTCGCCAACGGTGGTAGTGGTAAACATTACATGGACGTCAGTTTTCCCCATGCTGGAGATCATTTAATAAACAGAGGACATTTGCAATTCTATGAATGAAATAATTGAAGCCTTTCGAGACACGCTTTGGCTTTTTCTAAAAGAGCATGCACACACGCACACCGCGGTCATTACGTTGTGCACGGCTGCTATTCTTGTAGCCATGTTTCTCGATCTATGTTTTGGAGTACACAAGGCCAAACAACGCGGCGCAACCGTAACATCGAGGGGCCTGAAAAAAACGGCCAAAAAGGCCATGAGATATTTTGTGCCTTTCTTTGTGCTGACACTACTCGACATCGTGGCATGCTATCTTTTGCCGGCACCATTCTTCTGCATGGTATGGAGTGCTTACTGCCTGATCTGTGAATTTAAGAGCATCCGAGAATCGTGCTGGGAAAAGGAAGAAATCGAAAAGCAAAACCGTACGATTTACACCATCATTGAGGATAGAAACGATTTGGCACGACTCATCGCAGACGCTTTCGAGCAACAATTGGAAAATAAGAAAGAGGCAACAGAAGAAAAAAACACGGAAGATAAGGAGGAGTAAGCATGGCAACATTGCAACAGCGCGCCGAACAAATTAGAGACGAGGTGCAAGAGGCGGCAAATACGGCGCAACGCGTCGGACAGCTGCTCATTGATCTCATCGCGTTGATAAAAGGCGCTGACAGTCGATATCTTTCAGGGATTCGCCCCGACACGGCACATGCACCCATCCACTTTGCCCAAGGACTGACATCAAGAGGAATTCAAGTGCAGGGCACAGCCAACGTGGAAGGAGCATTGTCCGTGGGTGATTTCCAAGCGGGTATGAGTGGCGCCGGTATATCAGCCGACGGCACGGCCGAAGTCGAACGACTGACAGTGCGCTCGAAATTGGAAGTGGCAGAAATGCAGATCAACCGACTCACAGCCATGGAGGGTGATTGGTTGTTGACAGAGAGTGGCACGGTGGAGCACGTCGAACAACGAGGGGCGCAATGGGTATTAACCATGCGACG